GGATAAAGTTTATGATCGTGGTGTATTGAACTGGTGGCACAATGCACTTCAAAATGTAACTATCAAGACAGGAGATTGGAAAGATTCAGTGAATAATGATCCGAATGGATTTTTCTTCTTTGATCCTCCCTATCGTGATAGTTTTGCTGATTATGGCAATGGATTTGGTGATGATGCACTATCAGACCTTCTTGACTTTGCCGATATGCAAAATTTAGTTTTTGTTGCTAACCGTGCTGATGATGACTGGTTTAATAATCAATCAAGGTCAATGAATGTCCATTACTTTGATATAACATACACTGCGGGACGTAGAAAGAAAACAGAAGCAGGATATGAAGCAAAGAAAGCAAGAGAGATATTGTTATACAAGACCAAGAATCATTTCATATAATTGTTAGTAACCTTTAAAACTCCCTTATAATACAGCAACGAACTTAATGATCGTAAGTCTTCGCCCTCATCAGCAAGAAGCACTCAACGCACTACAAAATAACTCTATTGGTCAATGTATCTTTCCTACCGGTGGCGGTAAGACATTGGTTGCAATCATGGATGCGGTAAAGAGATTTGAAGTCTCTAGTCCTCGCACCATTGTTGTTGTGTGTCCTCGCATTTTGTTGGTTGAGCAACTCTCTAATGATTTTCTTGAGCAAGTAACTAATGCTAACGTGCTGCATGTTCATAGTGGAGAGACTAAGCATTTCAGAACTACAAAGACTAATCGCATCAAACTGTTTGTTGATATGTGTCAGACAGTGCGTGAGCATGTTATCATCTTCACCACATATCACTCTTTGCATCGTATTGTAGACGCAAACATTGATGTTGATACGATTTACTTTGATGAAGCACATAATAGTGTTCAACGTAACTTTCATGAGTCTGTAAAGTATTTCTCTCGTCGTGCTGATCGTTGCTACTATTTCACAGCAACACGCAAGACTTCGGTAACTATCAAGAAACCAGGAATGAACGATAGAGAGATCTATGGGGACATCATTGCTAAAGTTTCTGCACCTAATCTTGTTCAGGGTGGGTTTATCTTGCCGCCTAAAGTCAAAGTGATTCAGATGGGTAAGCACGATAAAAAAAGTCTGACTCCACACATTGAAAGCAACAATGTGATAGAAACTATTGATCAAATCAGTATCAAAAAGATTCTTGTTTGTGTCAAGACTACCAGACAACTCATCAATCTGTTTCAGACAGATTTTGCTGATGACCTTAAAGAGCGTGGATACTCTTACCTCTATATCACATCCAAGACTGGTGCGATTGTTGACGGTAAGAAAGTCTCTCGCGAGAAATTCTTCGAGATTCTTAATGCTTGGGGCAAAGATACTAACAAGAAGTTTGTTGTACTTCATCGCTCTATTCTGTCTGAAGGTATTAACGTTAGTGAGTTGGAAGCAGTTATTTTCCTTCGCAATATGGATGTGATTGAGATGACTCAGACTGTGGGTCGTGTGATACGTTGTGGAAGCGATTCTAAGACCTTTGGAATGCTCTGTGTGCCTGTTTACAGCAATGTGGGTATATCCACCGAGAAAGCATTGCAGAGGGTTGTAGACATCGTTTTTGAAAAGGGTGAAGTTCTTGATAGTGTGGTGCGTAGATGAAGATAACATATACCAGAACAAGTCTGCTTAATGCTAAACCTTATGAGGAAGGATTCATCGTCGGTAAGTATGATGATCCTATGATGTATGCTGCTGTTCCAATAGCAGGAAGCACAACTAAACTCGCTGTTGTTCATCAAGCAAACATACTTAAGGTGTGTAGAAACAGACAATCAGCAATAAACTTTATAGATAAACACAAGAAACGGAGAAAGAAATGAAAAAGTGCAGAACACTACGTGAACTTGATAATCATGTAAAGGCACTAATCCGTAAGCACGGTGATACTGGACCTTGTGCTGCATGGGTGATAACGAATGATGATTTATTGACTGAGGATGATAACAGTCAAAAAGAGGTAATACTTGCTCCTAATGAAGCAAAGATGGTCCTAACAGAGATTAACTCTAGTGATCATGAATACATTGTTGATAGAATCTTAACAGTTGTTGATAATGAACTATCAACGAGAGGATTCTAAGGTATTATTGTTAGTAACCTCTAAAGTTCCCCTATAGTATGAATAACACTACAAACAACCCTTACGTGAACACCCTGATTGAAATGGGTTATGATAAACAGGACGTACAAGTTGCGTCAACAATGTTTCAAAAGAAAACTTTTCCATGTGTGATTTATGGTCGCACATTTGAGACTGAAGAACAGTATTATGCTGAACTTCATGAGTATATGAACGGAATGTGATTTAATTATTATTAGTAACCTCTAAACTTCCTCTATAGTATGCCTAACACTCACCTAGAACACGCAGAAGACACTATTTTGACTGGTGATCTTTCTATCTTTGATGCACTTTATAGCAATGCTTATCATATTAGTTTGAAGATGGATGGTGCTCCTGCTGTTGTATGGGGAACTAATCCTGCTAATGGTAAGTTTTTTGTTTGCACCAAAGCAGCATTCAACAAGAAAAAGATTCGACTTTGTTATACAACAGAGGACATCTTTACACACTTTGGACATCAAGATGATGTTGCCGATATATTATATCTTATGCTGAAATATATGCCTCGCGTTGATGGTGTATATCAGGGTGATTTTCTTGGGTTTGGTAGAACAGAAGTATTTTCAAATAACACGCTAACATATATCTTCGGAGAGAAGATTTATCAGAAACTTGTTATCGCACCACATACAAAGTATTACATTGATGGTGAACTATGTGATGCTGCACCGCTTCCGATTCGTACAAACTTCGATGATACTTCACATGTCAAGTTTGTGATGCCAATTGTTGATCGTATTGCATCACAAATTGAACCGCCTATCATTAACACAGACACAGTAAAGTTTCTATCACCTAAGCAAGCAAATCGTGCGAAGCAAGCAATCAATCAGTTGATCAAATCTGGTGTTGAGTTAGATGATGGAGTTCTCACAACTATCTTACGTTGTCCACATCTTACAAACTTATATCAGTGGGTGATTGAACTCAAAGAGGACGTGATTGATAGTATGATTGTATACTCTGACTTTGATACATTTCTTCCTGATGGTACACAAACTGTAGGAGAGGGTTTTGTATACTGGAGTGAGGAAGGTTCTATCAAGTTAGTGAACCGTACTGTCTTCAGTTATGTAAACTTCACAGAGGGCAAGTTCAATAGGTAATAAAGTTAGTAACCTCTAAAGATCCTCTATAGTGTAAGCACTCAACCAACCACATGCAACTTACTAACAGCGTCTGTATCGTCGATTTCTTTCCTGAGGCATTCATTGCTGAGTCATGTGAAATCAAAGGCGTGAAAGTTACGGTTCGTCGTTTTAACAAGCGTGTGACATTTCTTGATAACGGTTTCACATCCTACAGCAATGTGACAGCACTCATGGCACGTAATGAGTGGGCAGAACGTATTGCTAGCGGTGCAACAGTTACTGACTACCACACCGACAAGATGCCTCGTTCAGAATATGTTCCAATGGCATGTGTGGGTTGATATTGTTAGTAACCTCTAAAGTTCCCCTATAGTATGAACACCACTACAACCAACAGAAAAATGCTTCTCAACGACTCTGCTTTCGTAAATGCTCTTGAAGGGTTACAATCCTTTGTATTGGAGACAGGTGCCGACATTGATATGGCATATGATTGGTTATGTGACCAATCAGGAATCAAATCATTCTGTCATGATCCTGCTGCATTTGATTGTTTCTATGATGTGTTTATGGATGCCGCAAACTGAATCTTACTGAACAACTCAACAACCTCACAATCCGTAAAACTATGACTACAGTTGAAATCAACAAATCAATCATGGAGTTAAACTTCAGAAAAGAGAAACTGAACAATGAAGTTGAGGATATTCAAGCACAGATTAACTTCCTTGTTTGTTTGCGAGAGAATGAAAGGATGAAACTTGATGAACGATCAGGGCAGTCCTTATTCGATCAAATGTTTGGAGGTTAATGAGATGATTGTATTAACTTGCGATGATCATGGTTGTGCCTATTCGATTGATAGTGAGGGCACATTATATTATACTCCACAATATAATGATGGAAGTATTAATGTAGAAGATTGGAGTGAAGTTGATCATATGTCAATGTTAGGTGAGGAGAATGATATTCAAGTCCTTATTGAGGAAGTTCATGAACAACTGATTGTAATAAGTAAATCAATCGGGGAGTATTATAAGGCATGAAGAAGTTACAAATCACGAAACATTTACAATCCGAAGGTTATCATTTAATACGACAAAAGACACATAAGATATATTTTAATCCAGAACTTAACGAAACGATAGTTACATCAAAGACACCATCTGATCGTTGTTCTTATAAGAGTATTATACAGCAAATAGAAAGAATCAAGAGAAAGCATTATTGTTAGTAACCTCTAAAGATCCTCTATAGTGTAAGCACCACTTCAATCATGAGAACCATCACCAAAGCACAAGCACTAGATCAGTTCCGATACAACTGGAAAGCATCAACAATGGGCACCAGTACAGCAACAGATAAGATCGCAAAAGCAGAGGCATGGAGTTGCTTCACTGATGAACTTTGTAAGGAAGGTTATATCACCATGAAAAAGTATGAGTCATGGTCTAACCCTTTCTGATTCAAACACTCAATCCAAACTTTACTCTCATGACATTAATCACTCAATCCAAAACTGAATTCCAAACCGAATGTTTACTTGAAGTTGTTAACAATCAATGGAAAGTTAATACAACTGAATCTGGACATAGTACATACAATAAGTTAGAATATAGTGTAGGTAAAAAATATATCAAGGTGAATCAATTCAAGGTTTATGCTGATAACAGTTTTTCAAACAATGGTGTGTTCATGTTCATCGACAAAGAGTCTGGTGCGTGTTACAAACCAGCATCACATAAAGCACCTGCAAAAGGTATTCGATTCTTTCTTGAGTCCTTAGTTAATACCCCTGAGGTCGTAGATCCTTACGGTTCATTCCTTTATATTCGTTAAAAAATGTTATGATGGTCCGACAAACTTCACACTTCTGAAATGAACTACACTCTCAAAGAACTGCAACAGCGAGTTAATCAACT